AGTTATATCTCTACCAAATCTAAATCTAACAAATGCTTTTTCTATATCTTTTAAACAAGATATTGAAAGAATAACTAAAAGCGCAGTTGGTAAAAGGATAACTAATAAATATTTCTTTATATTTGAGAATATTTCGTTCATTTTAGTTTTTATTTAATCCACTTTTGTTCTTTTAGAATTTCGTCTATTAGGTCTTTTTCATCTCTATCCATTTCTTTATCGAATCTTTTTAGTGCTTCTGTTATTGGATAAACTCTATCTGGAAATTCTTTTTGTCTTTCTTTAAGATCTTGTATAACGTCAACAATCTTAACAAGTGGGGCTTTAAATTCTTCTACTTTGTCTTTTGAAGTGAAATTAGACATTTCAAAAGCTTTAGGAGTTAAAGCTTTTAATACAGAAATCAATGCTGACCCTAACATATTAAAGATTGAAAATGCAGCAGCGGCAGCAGGGTGAACTGTTGCTAGAAGACGAAGAATAACAAATAGGACTACAAATATAATAATTGTAGTTAATGTGCTAATAACAAACTTCTTTAATCCCCATAATACAGCATTAAGACCAAACATTCCGCTCATTGAGTCTAACACTGCTTTATTTTGATCTGCTTCTTTGGCGACTTCTTTGGCTTTGTCAGTTAGTTGCCAAAGTTGATCATCGTATTTTTGATTTAGCTCTGACTTTTCTTTCTGTAATTTATTAATTATGTCGTCGCGTTGAGCTAAAAGTTCTTCTCCTTTTTTGCGCTCTTCAACTAAAGCAGAGTTTAAAAGATCAACTGTAGCCTTTATTCTCTTCATTTCATCAATATGAGGAGAACCAACAATAGAGATTACTCTTTCATTTAACTTTCTGGCAGTATCTACTTGAACGGGGGCATTAGTTATCTGATTGAGAGAATGCTGAATTCCGACAGAAAGACCAGAGGTTTGAATCCTCTTGCCTTTGTCGTTTTTCTCCATTTCAACTAGAGTATTATCTACTTTCTTCTCTTCTTTAGCAATGACCTTTTGATTGTCGTCTATCTGTTTAGAAGGTTTAATTGTAGAGAAGCATCCAGTTAGTATTAACAGGACGAAAGGCAGGAACAGAAGTTTCTTCATGCCTATTATTACACAATATAATTAAAACAGCTTAATTAATTAAATTCCCTATAATTGATAGCACCATATACCACAGAATCAGAAGAACCTAAAGGCAAGCAAGACAGAACAAGGACATCTCTTTTACCCGTAATGGAACATCCTAATTTCATTAAAGACTTTAAAGAATCAGCTTGGATGCTTGTTTTTGCTTGAGCATACCCACCAGCGATACTAAATCCTCCAGAAATAAGAGTTCCATTTGCTGCAACACTGTATTCTAATGCAGAATTAGTAACGCCAGTGAATGTTAATCCATTTATCCCAGAGGGATTTAAATATAATTGCCATTCATAATTATCATTGCTAGTAGTGAGCAAACTAAGGTCTAAGATATCAATTGTAGCTCCTAAAAATCCTGTCTTTAATCTTGTCGCTAATACTGCATTTGTAACGTTTTTAGTAGCTTGGACAGATGTACCTCCTGTTGAAATATAAGAATTTGTAGCGACTTCTTCTCTGCCTCCTTCGCTAATTACCGCAGAACAAATACAATTAATTGAAGAAACTATCCCTGTCCCGTCATTAATTATTTGATATCGCAAAGGTAGGTTAGGAGTAGACATGTAAACTGTCGTTAAGCTGTTCGCAGCAGAAAGCTCATGGACATAATAAGTAGTTCCTTCAACATTAAATCCAAATCTAACTCTTCCAACTCCAAGCCATTCAAAGTCCATCATGAAAATTTGAGTTTTTGTAAAATCTAAAGAAATCCTACTTGATCCTGTGCCATCCATTTTGTCAAGATTCCAAGAAGATTGAGGAATTGTGTTGTCTTGCGCTGAACCAGAAGTTTTTGTTCTCCTTACTAAATTAATAATTCCAGCATTGCATTCTAAAAATAATCCATTATCATCATCAAAATATCCCATTCTGGTAATAATTCCTGCCCCGCCGCCAGATGCTTTAAGTATTCCTGTTATGAATATTAATTGACTCTTAGAAGGTTGATAATTAAACCTCATAAAAGTCTGACGAGTCCTTTTGCCAGCGGTAGTAGCAGATACTGAAAGAGTAGAAGAAGCGGTATTTACAGAATAGACTGAGGAAGTTCCAGACCCGCTCTCTTGAATGTCGTCCCAATAAAGAGGTTGGTTATCGAATATTTGTTTACTGTTGAAGATCATCTCAGGATTAGAGATCCTAAGTCTACCAAAAGCGTCTTTACCGCCAACGCCGCCACCAAAATCAGAGTCTAATATTGGTCGCCATTTTTCCAAAAGTGTATCATAAATATAATTCGATGATACATGGGGAAGATTTGGAGTTAGATCGTACATATACACTTTATTACACTAAAAAGCCGCCTTTCGGCGGCTTGAGTGTTTTTTAATCTGGTCTTGAAGGAAATATCCCTTGAGTACAAATTATATACTTCAAAGTAGTTCCTTGAATGACTGGAGTTTTATTTAAATTAGGAAGAGCAAAAGTATGAATCTTATCTCCTCCATATTGATTTCCTATTAGCGCATACAAGGCTTGGTATTGCGAGATTTGTAAAATTTGCCCATCACAATACATATAGTCATGAGGGCAAAAGTTTCCAGCGATTAGTTTTACTGCTCCTAAAAGTTCATCCATAGACTATTTATTACACCAATTTAAAAACATCACTAGGCTTACCTCTGATATTTTTTCTTTCCCCGACTTTCTTAATAGTGTTTCCAAGAACCATTTCTTTAATTTTAAGATATAGTTTTGGGTATGGAATCTTATTTGTAACGAGGAGATCTTTCATGGTAAACTCTCCTTTTGGAATCTTTAATTCAGCTTGAGTGTTTTCAACTTGTTCTTGCTTATTAGCCAAGATTTCTTTATGCCTATTGATGGCAATATCAAGAGAAAGGCAATCAAAGCCAATCCTGCCGAAAGCATTATCATTAGGATAAACCCACTTGGCTTCAATAGTTTTGCCATGAAACACGAATTGATCTTGTCTCTTAGGCTTAACCAATTCATATTTTTTAGTTTTAGTAGACTCTTTTGTCTTTTCGTAGATCATCCAGCCGCCTTCAAGCTTTTTTATGAACTTGAACTGGTAACCTTTGTGAGTGAATTCTTTGGGAACCAAGAGATAACCGTCCTTATCTTTTTCCATTTTTTCTATATACTTTGTTATACTTGCTGATAGTCTGCTTCATCAGGATATTATCTTTTGAAACGACAACATATTCGTCGTCAATCAAATGAAGTAAGTCTCCTGCTTGGAAATTATCCCCCACTTTGGGTTGGTGGTATTTTTTTAAGTCTTTTTCTTTGAGTTCCATGATGTTTACTGGTCTGTTCATTGTTAACTGGTTTATTCCAGTTAATCTCATCATAGTTAGATTTGAACTGTTTACTAAAACAATTTCTAGGATTGCTTCCTTTTCCGTTCATTTTGTTCGTTTGATAACAGAGATTCCATTATTTCAAGTCTTGTTTTCTCAGAATACTGAGTCCAATCAGCGATTTGCTGCCAAGACCTGTTGCAACCTGTACAGAAACCATCTTTTAATTTACAAAGTCTGATGCAAGGGGTTGAAACCTTAGCAGCAGTGTCCATTCTTTTGTTGAGTTATCTGCTTTCTACCATCAACCATGTCGTAGAATTTAGTATAATAGTCTTGAATAATCTTATCAATATTCTTAACTATGCGGTTTGGTTGTTCGCTGGCATCAATACTGCGAATATTTTTTGCCAGTTCGTTCAATAGTTTTTTATTTTGCGACACTTTAGTCTCCTTTTTCAATTCTGTAGCTGTCTTCATCGAAGTGCTGAGTGCTAATTTCAATAATTTCGCTATCTTTAAGAGCAGAGAATTGGTGGATCATCCCTACTGGGATATGAAAACTATCACCTCTAGACAAGGTAATCCAGTGACTTCTTGCAGTTTTTTCGTCCATGCCATAATGCAAGACAATTTTTCCGCTTTGAACGTAGAATGTTTCATCTTTTATCTTATGATAATGAAGACTACACTTGCGATCTTTAACAACGAAAAGAATTTTGCCGCAATACTTGTCATTGTTAACGATCCACTTCTCATATCCCCAGCCTTTGGGCACAAAATGCAGTTTTGACATATTACTTAAGAAAAGATTCTATTTTCTTTATCGTCCCATAATTGTTATAAACATAATCAAATATCCAATCCTCTGCCCTTTCAGACATATCTAATTGAGAAAGTAAATTACTATACAAAATATGCTGCTCGTCTTTTAGTTTATTAATTTTTCTGCGCGTTTCTTTAATTAGTTCGCGCTGTTCATCAGTAAATTTCATATCCAAAGAATGTCGTAATATTTAGCAAAAAGCATAAGACCGTTTTCTTTTCTTTCGTTAAGTTTGTTAGCTTTTTCCATATACCGCTTCCAATCTTCTTTTTCTTCTATACTCTTTTCGGAGTTGAAGTCGAAATCCTTGCCTTTAAAAGAAAGACTCTCTGGCAATTCGCACATTTTATCTCCATCAATAATATACTCAAAAGCAAAAATCATTTCATCAAGAGCAGCTTCCATTTCTTTGATGCCTTTTTCTTCAGCGGCTGTCTGCTCGTCGCCCTCAAGGAGATGAAAATTGTCTGGTAAGAAACAAACAGGGATTCCAGTTTTTCCCTTTTCCTTAAAATACTTAAGGCGAGGCAAAACAAAAAGAGCTATATTATAGCCTAAAGAATAAACATCATCATCAGAAACCCCATAGCGAATCTTCTGGTATTTGCATTTTATCCACCACCTAATATTTCCCGGCCAGTATCTGGCTTTCCATGCCAGTCTGAAGGGAACGAGATCAAGCAAAAAATCTACATACTTATTGTAAACATATCCATCATCAGAGAACATCTCGTCAAAAACCTTTTCGTTTTCTTCTGCGATTTTTCTCTGTCTAGCAACCTCTTCTGGAGATCTAAAATCAAATTCTAATTGATGCATTGTAATTGTCTATGTATTTTTTAATGTTTTCTGCACCCACAGGATTCATTGAGTGGACTTCGTATTCTGGGTGAGGAATGCCTTGATCTTGACAAACCTCAACCAAATACTTAGCACAATCGTAGCCAGTCTTTTCTTTATATTTAGAGTAGTCAATTTTATTAGTTTCTAGGATGGTTTTAAGATCACGATAGTGCTGCGCCCCAAGATCATGATCATAGCAGATAAAAGCAGGAATGCCCTTTATCTTTATTATATCCCGAAACTGAAAAAAATCACGGGCAATTGTCCATTCGTATTTTGGAATTTGAACCCATGTGACATCTTCTGGATATCTTATATCGTCTAAAAATATGTAATAACTTTTCACTTGATATGGAGCCACGCTACGGAATCGAACCGTACTCTGAGGTTTACAAAACCCCTGCATCGCCGACTATGCTTGCGCGGCAAACTCTTTGAGTTTAAAGATCGCCAAATCCTTACTCTTCAATTCTATGTCAAAGTCTACATTCTGTCCAAAGTTTTTTGGATGATTAAGCGGCATATCTGCGTGTTTGCGAGAACCATCTATGCCTTCAGAATAATGGAACAGGGGTTTAGTAGGCCAAGTGCGATAAGCGTCATTGAAAGCCTCTTCATCAGATTGATCGCCGTGCAGCAAAGACTGGTGCAAGGAATCGAATGTAATAGGAATCCCATGTCGCTCATAAAAGTACTTTATAAGATTCTTGATTGACCAAGTGCCATTCTTGTTGTCATTGACCTCAAGCACCAATCTATCTTTTACACTAGGATTGAGACGATTGTAAACTGAAATAAACTTCTGAGAAAGTTCTTCTGGGTCGCCATCTTGTCTAATATGAATGTTGAGAGGAGAGCGGTAATCTTTTGGGCAGTCAAACAGATCAAACAAGAGAGCGTGTTCATTTAGATCTCTGATTGAGTTGTTAATGACTTCTTCTTTCTGACTGGTGAAGCTTACAAACTCTGGGGGGTGAGCGGAGATTCTGATGCCCGATGTCTTGATCTGATTTTTAATCTTGTCAATAATAGAAAAAATCTCTTCCGCATCGTTAAGTTCAGTGAGATCAAAATTAAGATCAGGATGACTAAGAAGAGGAGTAATTTCGCTAGAAAGTCGATAAGCTCCGATTTGATTTTCATTGCAATGAGTTATCGTTTTGAGAGTGATGTTGAAATTATTGAGGATTCTCTTGGAGAGAACCTTCATGCCTTCTTCTCTGCCAAGGGTTTTGAATCTGGTGTACGTCAGGGTTTGAAATTTCTCGCCCTTTTCGGACAAAACAAGGGAAATGCAGCAAAGTCCATAATTTATCACGCCCCCATCCTAGCGGCTCGCAAGAGGAAAGCAAGGTCAAAATTCGAAATCTTCTTCTTCCATGCGCTTGATCAAGTTGTCGATTCGGGCAACCTCTGCCCCAGCCTTGTTCTTCAAACAGATAAGATTATTTAAATGAAGAAGAGTTTCTTTATCATCCTTTGCTTCATCAAGAAGTTTCATTGTCGCTGCAATTTCCTTCTTCAGCCAAATAGAAGTCTTCTTAATCATAAGACACTGATTTTTTGCTTCTCTTTCAGTCATTTTTCAGCCTTTATTTCTTCTAGGATAGCAAGCAGATCATTATCATAATTACTAATCCAACCACTATTAAATCCAGCTTGATCTTTGCAAAGTGTTTTAATCCAACCTTTTGAATTGATTCCTACAGTTTCGTTAAAAACTCCACTCTCCTCGCAAATGAAACAGCTTAAAGATTCTGCCGCAGATACATGATTAAAAATTTCTTCGTTGTCAGTTCCAGTGTGGTAAACTCTAAGAGATCCAAATTTTTCTTTAACTTGCAGAACGATGAAAGAATCTTTCTCCTCTGGCGACTTGTCTTTGTTTATGTAATTGAGAGAGTTTTCAACTCGCAAAAACATCCAATTTAAGATAAAAAACCACCCATCAGAGCAATCAAATGAAAGTCCTTTAGAGTCAAAGAACGAGGAGAAACGATTGCAAAGATAATTTTCTAGTTTTGCGTTCATACCTTTTCAGATAAGTCTTCGATTACAGTATTTGATGTATCCCATTTAAGATACTTAGCTAAACCCATTATATCAAATAATTCATCTTTTGCCCAAAGAATTTCTTTATATGCGCCAAGGTTAGACTCTCTTTCGCTTATAGATCCCATTGCAGCACAAGAAGAATAATTGTAAGCGAAGTCAACAGAGAAATATTCGTTCTCTGTTTCTCCCTTCCATATCTCAACTAAAAGTTCTAAATCAGTATTAAAAAATTTCTCCATCAAAGTCAGGCGGCTAATTTTTAATTGCCTCATGTACTTAGAAGGATTTTCTTTTCGTGCTTCACTATTACTTGTGGATGTATCCATACTTTATGACCTTTTTCTTTAGCTTTGAGGCAGAAGCCTACGTCTTCCATGCAGAAGTCGTGAGCGTTGCCAATATTAAAAAAGATCGGCTGGAACCAAGGATAATCCAAACTCTCAAAAACGCCTTTCTTAATTAAGATAAAACCAAATCCAGTGTAGTCAGCTACAAAGGGTTCCGTTTTACCCACTACATCTTCTCTCTGAACGAACTTAAAGTAACCATTTTTTTCAAAAAACTTTTCGTCCCAATCGACCACAGTGGCAAATTGATTTGGCTCTCTTGAACCATTAGTCATTAAGTAAAGACCTGAAGCAATATCCTTCTCCATTTGAAGAAGCCTAATAAAGTCTTGAGGCTTGAAAACAATATCGGAATCTATCCAAAGCATATAATCATAATCAAAAGACCCTCCCCAAGGTTTTTGACTCTTGCCAGCTTGGACATTGCCGCCAAGGCACATATTCCTTACATAGTAAATGTTACAAGATTCCTTTCTTGAAAGAAATACCTTGATGTTGTTGTGAAGACACCAATGATAAAATTCTAGAAAAGAATCAAAAAAAGACCCGGAAAAGTTATTTCCGGGGATGCAGATAACTAACTTCATAATAAGAATTACTTCTTCGGCTTCTTCTTATCTTGAGTCAGGCAAATCGCAACACGTTGCTTTGGATTTGGATATTCGTCCTTTGGAATGTCGGTCATACAACGTCCCATGAACTTTTTTGAGTCTTCACCTTTGCGTTTATTTGGTATTGGCATATTATTTAATTTTGATTTTTAACTGCAAATTTTTATTTGATTTTTCTTGGATGTAATTTTTTGCTGCGGCTTTTCCTTCTTTTGTATGAGGGAAAGCTCCGTAAGTGTAATTATTTTTCTTTGAAATTACAATATAGAATTTTTCACGTTTTAGTTTTGGCATTTTTTCCCTTTTCCTTTTTTTCTACCTTGTCGATCTTAATGAGAAGATCTTCAATTTTCTTTTCTTCTATTTTCTTACGAGCCAAAAAAGTGCCAAGCTTATGACGAAGATCTTCTAATTCACTTTCGTTTTCTAAAGAGAAATCTTGTTTTTCAAGATCGTCTATTTTTTGGATAATCTTAGATGTTTGATTAATCCACCAATTGGTGCTTTTCTGAAGTAAAATAGCTTCTCTAAAAATTTCATTCTCTTCAGCAGTCATATTCAATTACATCTTATATTACACATTCTATTTTATCGTGTTTATTTGGCTAACTCTGGCTCATTCTTGAACTCATAATACATAAGTTCTTCATCGCCAGCAGTCCACTTATAAGCAAGCCCTTCGCAAGAGAACTCATGTCCGAAAGGTTTCCAATTTTTTGCCTCTAGAGGAAGCGGGGAACCAATAAATGCTCCTGAATCTCTCCAAACTATTCTGTTGTTTGGTTGAGCGAACATTTGTCCCCCTTCTCCCCAGAAGATGTGAGCGCATTTATGTCCAGCAGATATCTCAGAATAACCTAAATTATAATCATCACCATTACACCAATCAATCGTGAAGCAATATTTGCCAACGTGTTTACTTTTATCTTTCAAAAGTATATAAGCAGAAGCATTTTTTAAATAATCAAATCTCTGAATAGTGAAATAGTAACTAAAACTATCCCACAATTGCAACCAATGTAATTCGTAATCAGTAGTTGGGTTGGCATCAAAGGACAAGTAGTGAATTGGAACCCTTGCGAACTGTGCGCCAAACTCACTCATCACATTAAACATTAAACATCTCTTAGGTATTGAAACCACAGAGAATATCTCAACAGGAATCCATTCGTTCATGGTCCTAGGTTTTGCATTATGAAGAAAGGAAACGTCAAGGTATCCAATCTGAACTGGTATTGATGAACTTAGATAACTCATAAAATAAAAACCCCGCCCGAAGGCGGGGAGTAACTTAGGTTACTTTAACTTTCTTCGGCTGATAGGCTCCCTTAACAGGAACCGACAAAGTAAGCAGTCCGTTCTCAGCAGAAGCTTTCAAAAGAGAAGCGTCCGCTGCGGAAGGAATCCATAGCGAAGCTTCAGCTTTCCTCTTCGCGTTAGAGGCTTTAACTGTGACTAAATCGCCAATCTCATCTCTCTTTACTGTAATATCTAAATCTTCTTTACTGAAACCCGGCACTTCAATTTCAGAAACATATTCGTTGCTCATTTTGTCTAGCACGAATGAATCTTTATTGTAAAGATCTAGTTTTTGAGTTTGACCATTGCTTGATTGAATATAGTATATCATAGAGTTTTTCCTCTAGCAAAAACTGTGCCAACTTTAAAAGCCGCCTTTTTACTGCTTATTTGAGACATTCTGAGACAAAATTAGCTGTCACAGTGACAGAGTTACACTCCTGTACTTCCAAATCCGCCCGTTCTTTCGGTTGTAGACAAAGATTCAACCTGCTGCCAATCAACAGCATGATACTTTTCAATAATTAATTGAGCGATCCGATCTCCAGCTTTAATATTAAAATCAAAATTTGAACCAGCAATGTTTGGAGTAAGCCCCATCATGCTTGCAAGATCAATACTTAGATTCATTAATACAACTTTAACTTCTCCACGATAGCTAGAGTCTACAACGCCAGCAAGGACATCAATGCCATTCTTAACTGCCAATCCGCTGCGAGGAGCAATTCTTGCATAATACCCTTGAGGCACTTCGATTGAAAGACCAGTGCTAACCAAAGCGCGACTCATTGGCTTGATCCTTACGCTCTCAGTTGCATAAAGATCGTAACCAGCATCTCCAGTCTTTTGACGAGACGGGACAATTGCTAGATTGTTTAGTTTAACGAATTTAACTGGGACTATTGTTTCTATATCCATAATTGTAAATGAGATTTAATTTTAGAAAAACTTTCGGGATTCAATTCCTTATAGTAAATTTTGTAATATTCAAATATTTCTTTGAACTTATTACATTGATCGTATTCCTTAATATAAAATACTCTTTGAATTTCATGAGAAACTATATCCTTCGCGCAAGCGAAGCAAGGCGATATCGTCAAACATATAGTATCTGCATCTCCTTTTCTTATCAAAGACAAAGCGTTGGTTTCTGCATGGAGCATTATTTCGCGCTTCTTAGGACGATTTTTCTCCTCCTTCATCCAGTCTTTAACAGGGAAGCCTTTTTTAAGACCGTTGTATCCTGTTGAAATTATTCTGCCCTCTTTATTTAAGATGCAAGCTCCAACCTTGGTGTGCGGATCTTCACTTCTAGACGAAGCAGCAAGAGCCATCATGCACCCGTACTCATGCCAAGAAAGTCTCATGGAAAGTATTCTCGCTGGAGCAAAACAAAAGATCAAGTTTATTTGGACCTTTTTCTGGCATTCTTGTATCATTGATTATGACAATCGCTGATGCTTCAATTAAGTTATACCAATGGTATTTTAAAAATGATAGTTTTTGTGAAAATAATTTTATAAAGATTCTTGAGATTTCTGAACAACCAGAATCTGAAAGAGCTTGCATTTTATGCGCCCTTGAGGAATTTGAGAAAAATGGAGTCGTAAAGAAAGCCGTCTTTAATGAAAATAATTATTGGATTCTTTCTAAGAAGTTCGATGCTTATGAACAGAATATCACAATCTCTCCTAAAACTGCTTTCGTAATCGCAGAAATTATTAATTCTTACTGCACTTTAATTGAAAATGAATCTGAAAGATGCAACCCTGCTTCAGTCAGCGAGAAGGACATCAAGAACCTTCTGGTGATTTTCAACGAGATGCGCGAAAAGATTTTTGACAAAACCAAAAACCCTGAATAGGATGAGCTAGTTCTTTGTCTGGGTGAATAGCCTACTGGGGATATCCCAGTTTGAACGCATCAGAGACATCAGGCCCGTAAAAAGACCCTAGTCAACTGGATCTAAGAAATCCAACGCCATTTCGGGAAAAGGCGACGTTCCGCAAGGAGAAGACTTTGAAAAGCTGAAACCTCATTTTTCTCAAAAGAAAAAGCTGGCAGTTCGTCCTAAGAGAAATCCCACCCGTGAAGACAAAGAACTTAAACAAAGAGTTAGTCATTAGCTAGGCTCTCTTGAGAGGGCCGAAAGCCTGAGAAGCAGGTTGCGAAGGATTGAAATGGGTAACTCTTGATTATTTTAAAACTCTATAATTATTTTTAGAGATGACAGCCTTTTCCTATTTTAACTCAAAGAAAAATCATAAAGCTGGCAGTTCTCTTTACAAACACATCTCTTCTGAATACTATGTTTTACTATGTCTAACTTATTCCTAGGAATTGCTGGTGCTGCAACTGTAGGTAAGGATACTTACTATAGATTACTAAAGCAGATTTGCTCAGAAGAGTTTGGAGTGAATGTAATAAGATTTGCTCTTGCTGATTCGTTAAAGAATGATTTATATTCTTTGATCTTATATAAATACGGAGTTGACATTTTTAATTGTTCAACTGAGGATAAGAACAAGGTAAGACATTTATTAGTAAGTCACGCTAGAGTAATGCGTCAAAATACTAAAGGTAGGTATTGGATAGAAAAGCTTCAGTCTGAAATTGATGAGTACAAGAAATCTGAAAATTTTAAACCTTCAGATATTTTTTGTGTAACAGATATTAGACACTTCGAATATTCAAAAGACGAAGTTGTCTGGATAAAGGAAGAAAATAAAGGAGTTTTAATTTATGTTGAAAAATATTTTTCAGACGGTTCAATTTGCAATCCTGCAAACACTGATGAAAGCAGAAACGATCCCGCTCTTAGAGAACATTGCGATTATTTGCTTCGTTGGATGCATGGATCTGACGAACAAACTTTGAAAATTTCCGTCAAAAAAAGTATTGACAACTTGATAAAACAAGGTAAGCTTTACACACATGATAGAATCAACTGACAACGAACTTGTAACGAAGGTAAAACTTCATCAATGCAACCAATCATTAAAGACTCTGATAGATAGGCACTCTCCTCTCTGTTTTGATATATTTAAAAAGTATAATAAGATTCTTCAAGAAAGAGGCGTAAGCCCAGAAGATCTTGCTAATGAAAAAGATTACATTATTTACAAGTGTACTCTTAATTTTGACGAAACTCAAAATAGTAAATTCTCAACTTGGCTTGCTAATCACGTTAAATACAAATGCTTAACAAACATTACTAAACATAAGTGGACGCTTTCCATAGACGATGAAAACCAAAAGAATCTTGTAGCAAATCTTAGTCAAGAAACTAATGATTTTGAAGAGAAGAAGGAATATATATTTAATCTCCTTTCTCAAATGAAAGACAAGCGATTAGAGAAGATTATCATGTTGAGATACTATGGAGACAAACCTTCTCGTAAGTGGAAGAATATTTCAAAAGAACTAGGCGTAACTTACCAGACGGCAATCACTTTACACAAAAAAGCCCTTGAGTTCTTGAAAACAAAAATAGAGAGTAAAGAAATGCAAGATTTTGTGTAAAAACTCTTTACTTTTTTTGTTGGTACAGGTAGTATTTATTTGCATATCTTATGCCTACTCCTAATACTAACAATACTGACAGTAATTCAATTCGACGCGAACTTGGCGCACTTTGGAGCCGCAAAGGCTCTAGTGGTTCTGAGTATCTAACTGGTAAGTTCCGACTTAAGGACATCAAGGATAACTTTGATGAAGTTAAGATCATTGTGTTCCCAAATAACAAGAAGAAGAATGATGGGTCTCCCGATTTTCAGATCTTCATGGAGAAGGCTCAGTACGAAACCCTCACTGGAACTCAAGGCTCTCCCACTCCTGCTCCAGCAGCAAAGGTCGCTCCTCGCGCAGTAGTTAAGCCTCTTGTAAAGGCCGCAGTCAGCCAAGTCAGCGCAGATGATGATTTGATCTAACATGAAATTTGCCCTGCATCTTCCGATTAATACGACCAGTTTTGGTCAGGTCTCAATTCAGCTTCTCAAAGAGATTTATTCTTTGAAGTTGGAGCCATCTCTGTTTATGATTGGCAATCCTGATTTCGGTCAGGAAGAGATTACGGAAGATTTTAAGAATTGGTTTAATTCTTGTTTGAAGAAGGGTCTCCGATACCATTCAAGAAAAGATCCAGTTTTTAAACTGTGGCACATTAACGGCTCACTTGAGTCTTATAGTGATCGGCAGTTTTTACTTACTTTCCATGAACTTGATGCCCTCACTCAGACTGAGATTAATATCTTAAAGAATAATGACAAGGTATTAGTTTCTTCCCCTTATTCAGTGAAGGTATTCAGTGAACATGGGGTAGGTAATGTAAGTTATTTACCCCTGTTCTTTGACGCAAAGAATTTCAAAGCTACAAACAAGACTTACTTTAATGACGGCAGAATCACTTTTAATCTTTGTGGCAAGTTTGAAAAGCGCAAGCATCATGTAAAGGCGATCCGTGCATGGATCAATAAGTACGCTAATAATAACAGCTACTCTTTACAGTGCGCTCTTTATAATAATTTTCTATCTCAAGAAGATAACACTAAATTGATTAACATGGCAGTTGAAGGCAAGAAATTCTTCAATGTCAGCTTCTTTGGGCATATGGCTCAAGTTAATCTTTATAATGAATTTCTAAATTCAGCAGACGTTATTCTTGGAGCTTCAGGAGGTGAAGGTTGGGCTTTACCAGAATTTCAATCAGTTGCAATTGGAAAGCATTCTGTAATTATTAATGCTCATGCTTATTCTGCTTGGGCTAATGATAAGAATTCAGTTTTAGTAAACCCCTCAAGCAAAATTCCTGCTTATGACAATATGTTCTTTCACCAAGGACAAGAATTTAATCAGGGAAATATTTTTGACTGGTCAGAAGATGCTTTTATTGAAGGCTGCGAAAAGGCAATCGCAAGAGTAAAGCAAAGCAGAATAAATCAAGAAGGTTTGAAGCTTCAAGAGCAGTTCACCGTCAGAAAGACAACTGAACAGATCCTTTCTCTTTTTTAATATGCCAGTTTATATTTTTCAAAATCCTAAAACTAAAGAATACAAAGAAGTTTTTCTTTCTGTTGACGCAGAGAAAGTGTATTCTGAAGGAGGAGTAAAATGGCAAAGAATTTTCATCTCTCCTAATGTAAGTGTAGATACACAGATAGATGCGAACTCTGAGCGAGATTTTATTGAAAAAACTGCGAGAAAGAATTATAACGTTGGTGAGATGTGGGATTCCTCTAAAGAACTTTCTGAAAAACGAGAAAGAGAAAAAGGAATAGACCCCATTAAGGAAAAATCTCTAAAAGAGTATTCTAAGGTCCGTCGTGGCGCAAAACACACGAACAAGGCTGGTATCTAATTTTTCGTTTCCCAAATCGGTTTTTCTTCGGTGTAATTATTATCCCTATATGAGCAAAGCTATTAACTTCCTAGACGAAATGGCGAACTTTACGTTCGTAACAAAATACGCAAAATATGACGAAAAGAAGAAGCGCAGAGAGACATGGGACGAGACTGTTACAAGAGTCGAGACCATGCACTTGAAGAGATTCAAGCACCTACCAAAAGAAGACAAGTATGAAATTTCAAGAGCTTTCGACTTGGTTAGAGAAAGGAAGGTTACTCCTTCAATGCGTAGTATGCAATTCGGCGGTAAAGCGGTTGAAGCGCATAATGGAAGAATCTTTAATTGCGCTGTACGTCATATTGATTCTATTCGTTCTTTTGCTGAATCTTTTTATACTTTGCTTTGTGGTACTGGCGTTGGATTTGGTATCACTGATAAGTTCCTCAATCGCCTACCTGATCTCGTTAACGCTAAAGATAAGACTGGGACGGTAATTACTTATACAGTTAATGATAGCATTGAAGGGTGGGGCGACTCAATTGAAGCTTTGCTAAACTGCTATTTTAAGAATACCGCTTATTCTGGCCGTAAGATCGTATTTGATTACAGCAAAATTCGCCCAAAGGGAGCGAAGCTTAAGACTGGTGGAGGAAAAGCTCCCGGCTATAAAGGTCTCAAGAACTGCCATTTCAAGGTTAAATTGCTACTTGATACTATTATTGAAGATAGCAATCAAACCCGCCTTAAGACTGTCAATGCTTATGATATTTTGATGCATTGTGCTGATGCCGTATTGTCTGGAGGTATTCGCCGTTCTGCTTGCAGCGTTATCTTTGACGCTCAAGATAAGGACATGATGAACGCCAAGACTGGCAATTGGTTCCTTGATAACCCTCAGAGAGCTAGATCAAATAACTCTGCAATTATTATTCGCGGCAAGACTTCTTATGACGAGTTTGAAACTCTAATTAATAAGACTAAGGAATTTGGTGAGCCGGGATTCTTATATGTTGTTGATGAGAATCAGCTTTTGAATCCTTGTTTTGAGATTTCTTTTATTCCAATTACTAAAGATGGACGTTGCGGATTCCAGTTCTGCAATCTCACTTCTATCAATGGAGCGAAAGTTAAGTCTCTAGAAGATTTTAAAAATGCTTCTTGGGCTGCGTCATTGATTGGAACGTTGCAAGCTGCATATACGACCTTCCCTTATCTCGGTCATACTTCCGAAGAGTTGACCGAAGAAGAAGCTCTGCTTGGAGTTTCTATTACTGGAATGATGGATAATCCAGATATCCTTTTCAATCCAGAGTATCAAAGAGAAGCCGCCAAGGTTTCAGTAAACACTAACATTGAATGGGCCAAGAAGATTGGAATCAATCAAGCTTCTAGAGTTACTTGCATCAAGCCAGAGGGAACTAATTCCATTGTATTGTCTGCTGCTTCTGGAATTCATCCTCACCACGCTCGTAAGTACTTCCGCCGCATTCAGGTCAATAAGGAAGATAATGTCTATAAGTTCTTCAAGATGTTTAATGAACACGCTTGCGAAGAGAGCGTTTGGAGCGCAAATAAGGTTGATGATGTTATTACATTCCCTATTGAAGTAAGTGAGAATGTCAAGATTAAGTCTGAACTAAATGCAATTGAGCATTTGGAACTTATTAAATTGACACAAACTAACTGGGTTAATTGCGGCACAACTGCTTCAAACAAGAAGCCACTAAACCATTCAGTTAGCTGCACCGTTATTGTTAAAGACGACGAATGGAAGACCGTTACAGAGTACCTTTATAACAATCAAGAGTACTTTACTGCCGTTTCTTTGCTTCCTTATTCTGGAGATAAGATCTATCAACAGGCTCCAATGGAAGCAATTGTAACGCCTGAAGATGAAGTTAAATTTAATAAACTTCAAGAAGAGTGGTCAAAGGTTGACTTTACTAAGCTTATTGAAGATGAGGATGAAACTAGTCATACTCAGGAAGTTGCTTGCGCTGGCGGAAAATGTGAGCCAGTAAGTCTATAAAATTTTTAGACTTTTTTGTGCTATAGTATTTTACAGAGTGTAGAATACTATATGCACATCATGATGGCTTTAAATAAGTAAAATATGAATACACCAGCAGCATCCATAGATTGGCAAACCTTATTTAATATTGCTTTCATGATCGCCGGTTTTTTAGCTGGATGGATCTTCAAAAGGACTTTTCATTTAATTGACAAGCAAGAGCAAAAGACGGAAGATCTTTCAAACAAACTTCACGCCATTGAAATATCTCTTCCAAAAGAATACGTTAACAAAGAAGATCTCAATAAATTCTCAGAACATATTAACGCTAGATTTGATAAAATAGAAGCTAAACTTGATAATATCATTGAGAGAAGCAAAACATGATTTCATTTTTAGTTTTAAATTACAATAGACCTAAAGAAACAGAACTTTGTTTAAAATCAATTAAAAAATTTACTACCTTCTCTCACGAAGTAGTTTTACTAAATAATGGCGGACAAGATCACGATGCCATTTTTCAGTTTTTCAAAGATGGCTTGATTGACAAGCTAACTTTAAGATCAAAAAATTCAGGATGTGGACTTGGCACAAGAGAACTATTCAATGATTTCAATTTAAGTAACGAATACGTTATTTACGTTCAGTGCGATCAGTTCATGATCCGTGAGTTCTCAGAGCAGGAAATAGCTAGTTACATTAACATTTTAAAGTCAGACGAATCAGTAAGCCATATTGATTTATCTGGAAATCAAGGAAACGGCAACTATTCTGAAAGAGCGCACCTAATAAACAAAAAGTTTTATAACAGTATCCCAAATACAATTGGTGGCCCCGGTCCATACGCAAATGAGATGTGGACTGAAGAAAGCCTTCAGAAATTCTTGAAAGCTAACAATAAGAGGTTTCTCGTTTCAAAGAATCTTTTATTTGCAGACAATGGTAAAGTATCTATTCGTGAATACCCTTGTGGCGGCGAATTGATACAATATACAGATACTAAAGAAGTATTTATTACAAAACCAATTAAGGCAAGAGTAGACTTTCCAAATATCCATTTAACTGATAAAGAATGGGAAATGATACTGTCTAATACATGGGTCGATGGAACTATTCCTCACAAGCATAGGGAAAACTCTTTTTTATTTTGGAAAAAACCATTCTATTCTGATATAATGAATGGATGAAGGTCTATCTTTGCGGTATAACGCAAAATCAACTTAAAAACATAGACGACCTAACTAAAAATTGCTATCAAGCTTTTGATGGTTTAATTTATGTTGATGGTGGATCTACAGACGGTACAAAAGAACTTCTAGAAGAGAGAAAAGGCTGTGGTCAAGTTATTTACCGCAAATGGACTAACGACCATGACTTTCAAATGAATGAATTCTTGCGCCAAGGACCAATGGAAATTGGCGATTGGTTCGTCCTTAGAGATTCTAGAGAGAGATTCAATACTGAATGGATTGCCGATATCAAGAATCTCATTTCCAAAGCCAAGAACTCAGGAATTAGATCAATATATAATTACGGCAAAGGATTCGCTTTTGAATACTACGACGATATGTTCTTTCATGGTTCTCCTCATTGGGGATTAGTTGGAGCCAGAAATCAAGCAGTAGACTTAAGTCAATTCTTTGATGAAAACAAGAAAGAGCATACTTGGAGATTAAGAGATGGAGAAGATGATCCAGAAAGAGACGAGTCTTACTATATCGATCACTTTTTTAAATATTACTACGTCTACGGAAGAAGTAATCATCTTCTATTGGGTCGAGAAAATGATAGAGAAGGTTTTCAGAAAGCTGAAGCTAGAAGAGTAGAGTTTAGAATGTATTGTCATTCTATCGGTTTAGAGTTTACAGCAGAGTCATTTCTAAACTATTCAAAAAATTCTGGAGCAAATGATTTTAAGTTTAAGTCATTTATTAATTCAGAGGTTATTCTTAAAGATTTTTATAGAAAGAAAGTCCTAAACGAGCCTCTCAAAAGCATACAGGAAAACAAATTTTTAATCGTGACATGAAATTTTCTTCATATACTTCCGCCTTTAATCTCATCAAGATGGGATTCGATTGGCAGAACTCGCTTCTAAACTATTCTCAGTTTATGGACGAGGTAGTCCTAGCTATTAATAAATCAGAAGATAATACATTTGAAATAGTTAATCAGTTCATAGTTGATAGAGATATTTCAAACATTACTCTTTGTCAATGTAATTTTGATTATGATGACTTAGCGTTTGATGGCAAGATAAAGAATTTCGCTCTTCAGCACACTATTGGAGATATAAAAATTTCATGCGATATTGATGAAAGATTTCCGTTGTATCAGAAAGATCTGTGGAGAAGAGCCGCCGAATATCTACTTTCACAAAACCAAGCTTCTGCATTTCTAATTCCAAGTATTAATTTATGCGGTGACATTTATCATTATAAAGATATTGGCTATAAGTGGTATATGCACAAAGATGGTTTATATCGTGGTGTTGTTAACTTTGCCAAGAAACAAGACGGAAAGATAGATACAGACAAAAGCGACACCTGTGAATTAATCGACGCAAACGGAAACCTTGTACAAACCCTTATGTTCAATAATTCAATAGAAAAGCTTAGAGAAGGAGAAACTCCTTATGTTTTCCATTATTGGGCCGTAGATAAAAAACAGAGAGAAAGACAAAATGAATTCTGGCAACCTGTTTGGTCTAATCGCGCAGGGAAAGAAATAAATACAAAAACTGATTTTTCAAAGATAGAAATAAAAGAGCATAGTTTAAAGATATGAAAAATTTTTTAATAAATCAGTGTATAGAATCTGTTTATAATTCAGACAGAAATATTTCAAAAGTCAGCAATGATATTTTAAATATAGAAGGGATGAGCAGTCCCAAAGTTAGACACTTAATGAATAATCTTTGCTCTTTTGATAATTGTAGATATTTAGAAGTAGGAAGCTGGATGGGATCAACCTTATGCTCTGCCGCATTTAAAAATAAAGGTCATTTTATAGGAGTAGATAATTTTAGCGAATTCCATTCTTCAGTAAATAGCGGACATAAAAACAGTCAAGAAACGATAAAAAATAAATTAATAACCAATATCAGTTCTTTAAATCAAAGAAATATAGATTTCCAAGAAAAAGATTTTTTTAGTTCTAATCTTGAAATAAAAGATAAAATAAATGTCTTTTTTTATGACGGTGTTCACAGTAAGAAAAGTCAATACGAGAATTTAAGCATAGCAAAACCTTTTCTTGATGAGTATTTTATTTATCTTGTTGATGATTTTTATTGCCAAGTCAGTCTTCCAAAAGCTTGTTCTTTATTTGCAATAAACGATTTTAAATTTGAAGTCTTTTTCTACTGCGAATTGCCCAGTAATAAAAAGGATGAACCGCTTTATCATGGAGGAATAGGAATGTTTGTTTTGAAAAATTATTTTTAATATATGAATCAGCTCCCATTAAATTTATTAATTTTTACTACTACTAGAGGTCACTTTGGATTTCAAGATGTTTACAAGACCTCTATTAATTTCATGGAAAAAAAGCTTGGAAGCTTAAATGTATTTTCCAATCGCATTGCTCATATAAAGGTTAGAGGGAATGAAGTAGAAAGAGAAAGATTACCAGAGATGGTATCTTTTTTTAATTCAAAGAATATTGAGACAATAGTTACTCATGGCGACTGGGAAAGAGGAATGTCTCATCAGAACGAATATCTTAAAGATATAAACAAGAGCGTTAACACTAAACAAATTCAATCTTCTCCATACACTCTTTGGTTTGAAGACGATTCGCCAATAGAAGGCAAAGATGTTTTTGATTCTCTTTTTAAATCAATTCGCATTCTTGAGCAAAATCAAGAAGTCTTAAATATAAGATACATAAGAGAAGGTCTAAAAGAAAACGAGCATTTTTATAAAATAGATCAGGAAATCTGCTTTTCAAATACTTTTGATTTTCAACCAAATGTTTCTAGATCTAGAGACCTACTGTGTGCTTCTAATTTAATAAATAGGAATTGGGAATACTTTAAAAATATACAGTGCGAAATGGCTTTTAGATTGGCGATGGAAAACTTCAGTGCTTCAAAATTTAAATTCTTAGGATTTAATCCTGATTTATATTTTTCGTATCATATTGGGACTCCAGAATATAATAAGTTTTTACAAGATCATGCTGACTATCTCAAATAACGCAGGTTCGTTAGGTGATTATCTAAGTTTAACCCCTTTATTTAATCACACTCAGTGTACTGTACAAATATTTGAAAACGAAAGATCAAGAGAACTGTCAAAAGTTTACGATGGTCTTGCAGATATTGAATTTGTAAATCATCCCGTTCCTCCTGTTAATCAGACAGATGAAGAAGTCTGTTTTTCACAAAGAATCTTAAATTATTACAAAGCATTTGATCAAAGCCCAATTCCCAAAATAAAGATAACGAAAGAAGAAGAAGAATGGGCTACTGAGTTTTTGTCTAAGTATAAAAATCCAATATGTTTCAATAGAACGGTTGGCAAACCAGACACGGGACATCCTTTAGCCAAGTATAGACAGATCTCAGTAAACATATCTAAACAAATAATCTCTCAGTGCGAAAGCTCTGGATATACAGTTTTAAATTTTTGTCTATCTTCTAATTATGAAAAAATAAGCGATGAAATCCCTGTTTTAGATTTACCAATAAGAAAACTAGCCGCTTGTTTCTATAAAATAAAAAAGTACATTGGCTCAGACACAGGAGATTATCATTTAATGCTTTCTGTCGGTGGAAACGTAAAAGTTTTGGTTCCTCCATCTGACTGGCACTATGATCATAAAAAGCATTTGTATTTAGATTACGCTTGGAAAAACGAACCAAAGAGAGCAGATTACTATTTAATAAAATGAATATACAATCAAAAAACCAATACGCAAGATTTTCTGCGTTAAAACAAATAGGCTTTAATCCTAAAAGAATACTAGATATTGGAGCTTATCAAGGAGAATGGGCATTAATGGCGAAAAATATTTGGCCCGATTCAGAAATAACATTATTTGAAGCAAACAAATTTTGCGAAGCTAAGATAAAAGAAAATGGATTTACCAATTACTATATAGAGGTTCTTGGGGACGAGAATAAAGAAGTGGATTTCAACGTGTGCCTAACTGGATGCGGAGAAGGGAACTCTATCTATAAAGAGCAATCTGTATTTCCATTTGACACAGTGAAGCGTCAAATGAAGCGACTTGATGACATAATCCAAAGTAAATTTGACTTTGTAAAAATGGACACTCAAGGTTCTGAAAAAGCAATTATTGAAGGAGGGAAAAATGTTATTGCTAATGCTCCGCTAGTTCAAATAGAAACTCAAGTACAAGAATATAATAAAAATGCGCCTTTTGTAAACGATATTATTAATTATATGATGTCTTTAGACTATAGGATTCTTGATATAACTGATTTTCATTATAATTCAAGCAATGTTCTGATTCAGGTAGACATTCTTTTTGCTAAGAAAAATATGCAGATTTTTAATTTGCCTTGCTATAGCTAATATGAAAAACGGCAAAACAGTACTAGCAGAAATTGGAGTTGGGCCTCTAAGCATGGCTTTTGGAAAATTAGTTTGGGACAGGCCAGACTTAGAAGTTTTAATGTTTGAACCTCATCCAAAATACTATGCAGATATAGTTAAAGAGTGTAATGGAAGACCAAACGTTAAAATATTTAATTATGCAATTGGAGATTTTGATGGAGAATCATTTTTTTATGATGACGAAACATCGTCTTCTCTTGATGGCATCCAATCTCCCATAATTCAAAACGATACTCCAGAGCGAAATAAAAACAAAATAAAAGTAAACGTAAGGAAGATATCTAATTTTGACGATGGTTCAATAGACTACTTAAGATTAGATACAGAAGGCGCAGAGTGGTTTACTTTAAAACATCTCGTTAGCAGACCAAGACAAATAACTGTAGAAATCTATAACGATCTAGCAACATATATTAATCCTTACTTGCTTGAAATAGAACAATGGGCAGCATTAAACGGATACACTAGAGTAGCTGTACAAGATTCTGATTTTATTTATGAAAGACAGTAAGCCAATAGAATTTTATCACGAACAAGTTAGCAAAATGATAACTATTACAATTATTAGATCTTTTATAAAAGACTCTAGTTGTAAAGAGCTTTCCGACATTTTATGGAGAATTTTTCATAAAAAAGAAAGGATTGTTAACAATATAGCTAAGTACGTTAAAGTAATGGTTGAAGAAAAAGATAAAAACATTGATGATGTGTTAAACTCTGTTTCATTTTTTGCTTTTATTTTAAAAGAATATGCGTACAAAAACATAGGTCAACCTATTAATAAATAATATGTATCACGAAATCATTCCTTCTTTTATAGATGTGCCTTTTAAATTTCACAAACAGGCTGTCTTAGGGTCAAGCGACAATGATATTCTTTGCGAAGTTAACTGTTCTTTTTTTGGAAAGACATCTTGTTACGCTTTAGAGCTAATGTATTTAAATCAAAAAAAATGCAAGTTCTACTGTTTTGATTTATTTAATTGCGTTCCTCACCCTGTTGATGGAGAACCGATAAGAGAAAAAACCCCTTGGGGTGAAGATACTAATAAATGGTTAGATAGAGTTGGCGGCAATCATAAACTTTTAGATGCTTTTGATTTTTATTTAGAAAACTTTCCTCATAATAAGCTTCTTACAAGCAGGGCGCAGTTTACTTCATGGCAAGCCGCTCATGAGTTTTTAGATAATTCCGTCTTCTATGTATTTATCAGATGCTCTGAAAACTATCAGCATACAAGAAATGATTTAATAGATTGGTTCAAAAAAATAAAGACTGGCGGCTCTATCGTTCTTTTCAATGCCAACAGCGAAGCAGTTAGAGCAATACACGATGTATCAAGAGAATTCGGTCTTAATAGTTCTTTTGAAGAAAACTGTTTTGTATTTAATAAATGAATAGAATAATCTTAGGAAACCAAGGTCAATTTGGAGACCTATGTATAAATACAGTTGCCTTTAAAAAAATAAAGGAATTGAACCCAGAATCTTTTCTGGTAATGTCTATTAATAAAAAATATACTGAAATCTCTCCTATATTTTTAAACAATCCATTTATCGATTCTTTAATCGTTTGGGATCAATACGATGGCTGGCCTAACGAAAAAGATTTGCTGTTAATAAAAAATTATAAAAACACCACTTTATACCATCCCATGCCGCCGCATACTAATAACGCATGGTTTTTAAACTCTCATCAAACAGAAGAAGCGGCGTTCATGAACGGATACAGCGGGAATAGATTTCCAAATGGCGAGCAATGCATCTTAACAAAATGGTTCGATACTGATAAAAATTTAAACTTTGTGGCCTTTTCTCCTTTTGCGGGTTTCTATAGTCCCAATAATAAGAAAATGCTATCTATTGAAAACGCTCAAAAAATTGTTAATTTAATTAAATCTAAAGGCTATAATGTAATACAATTAGGTGGGTCAAATGAACCTGTTCTTGATGGGGTAATAAAAGAAAACGGTTCCTTTTTCTCTTCGATTAAAACTGCTCTTTCTTGTAAATTTTATATTGGCACAGACACAGGGATGACTTGGATTTTGTCCGCTTACTCTCATCCAAGTCTTGGTCTTTATTCGTATGAATATTACACAAAAGATTATGTAAAAAATATTCAACCAATAAATCCAAATGCAATTTATTTAAGTGAACCCAATGTAAATCAAATAACAATAGAACAAATAGAAGAATCAATAAAGAATTTTTAATATGGGAAATCTAAAAACATTTAATGTAGGATATTTTAAGTCAAAAGTAAATGCAACAGCGTTTTTTGAAACCGGATTAGGATCTGGATCAGGATTATTATATGCTTCGATATTTGGATTTCAAACTCTTATTTCTACTGATATTGATAAAAATGCAATTCTAAGATTCAAAAGCCAATACGCCGAAGCTTTACAAAAAACAAACCAAGTTTTTTTATTTGAGGGCAATAGTGCAGAAGTTTTGGATAAAACGCTTCCTATTATAAGTAACCACAATTCATGCATTTTTTGGTTAGATGCTCATTTCCCCGGAGAGACAAGCGGATACTCTTACGAGCATGAAAAAGATATATCGGTAAGACTTCCCCTAGAACAAGAAATAGAAATTATTTTAAAGCACAGGAAGTCTAATAAGGATATTTTAATAATTGATGATTTGCGTATTTATGAAAAAAGAAATTACGAAGCCAAGTCATTAGACGATATAGGTCTTGGACATCTTGCTAAATACGATAATAAAGTAAATGAACTCTTAGCTCAAAAGTTTGATATTTATAAGTTTGATCTAGATACTGGATTTGTAGTTTGCCTACCTAAATAATATGAAAAAATTTGGAATAAGAATGGATGGAAATGAAACTTCTATCGAAGAATCATTTAAGAAATATTTAGAAACCAATGAAAGTGATTTTAAATATTTAGAAATTGGTGCCGCTGGCACAGTTTCTATGAAATCAATTTATGAAATTGTTTCTGAAAATATTAAACACAATAACTGGGAAATTCATGGTTTGGATTTGCCAAATGGCTGGAGCTTAGATTGGAATCAAATTGCAAACTTTAATCATCCTCTTTGTCTATATATTAATGGAATTCAGAATTTAGCTAGATTTGATACTTTTGCTAAAGCTTCTTTGTGGCTTCAAAGTGATCCAAGAAAGTGGATTTCTGAACTAAAAGATGAGTCTATTGATGTGTGCTTTATTGATGGATGTCATGGCGCACCGTGCGTAACAGCAGATTTTAAAGCCGTGCAATCCAAAATTAAAAAAGGCGGAATTGTCTTTTTTCATGATGCAGGAGAACCAGAGCAAGGAACAGACTGGCAAGGTCACTGTAATGAATATATCAATGTTAGAAAAGCTATAATAAACCTTGGATTATTTGAAAACAAACTTGAAAACTGGCAATTTGTAAACGAAACAAACGGAAGCAGAAAAAATGGAGGAGACGGCAACAGTTGCGTTTTTATTAAAAAAATTAAATAAATATGAATCAATATCTTAATCATTTTTTAAACTCAAAGGGAAATAGAGATTTAATATTTCAAGACGCATTAAACTCTTTTTCTGGAAAGTCTATTCGCATTCTTGAAATTGGAGCCACAAGAAATTTAGACAATTATTCTAGAATGGCTGATGGCTGGAGTTCTCTGCATTATTATTCTTATATAAAAAAGAATGGAGGATCTTTGACTATTTGCGACATAAGCGAATCTTCATTGAGCAATTGCAAAAAACTTTTTGAAAACCTAACATCAGATGTTGATGTAAAGTTTCTTTTAGCTGATGGTACAGCTTTAATAGATGATTCGTATGATCTTATTTATTTAGATGGAGGAGATGATCCAAAAGACATGGTAACTCAGCTTTCCAAAATTAATCTTAATTCTCAAAAAGTCCTATGCGATGACTTTCATACAAAAGGGTCTATAGCTAGAAATATTTTTTCAAATTGTACTCTTTATAAATGGGAAGGTCATAGTCACGAAATGGCTTTTTACAGACAGAATTACAAAGGGGTTATTTTTTGCAGTACCATACAGTAAATGAAAATTGCAAGCTTTGGTGCCGAACATTTTCTTGGTCAACTTCCTAGGATAAGAGAAGGTTGGCAATTTTTAGGTCATGAATGCTGCGAAGGCAAGACCGATATAATCTATTCTAATGACCCTTCTGGGTACGACAAAGCAATACAAGCAAAAGAAGTTTATGGCGGAATACTTATTTTAAATGTTTTAGATATCCCTTTTCATCTTAATGAAATAAACAAAATACTTAATGAACTAAAACCAAAACTTCAAAAAGCAGACATAATAACATCAATAAGTAAAACTACCGCTTTAGCTTTAAAAAAATACTTAGGGCTAAACTCTTATGTAATTTATAACCCAATAAAAGATGTAAGCTTTTTTAATTTAAAAAAAGAACACGCTTTTATGTCTGTTGGAAGACTAGCGGACCCAAATAAAAGATTTTATTTGACATTAAACTCTGTAAGCTTATTCAATCAAAAAATAAATATATTTGGATCAGATACTATTAATGTTCAAAACGACAAAATAAATGGACACGGCATAGTCTCAGACGAAGTGCTAGAAAAGTTTTATAACACCACAAAATTTTATCTAGCCACTTCTTATAACGAAGGATTGTGCCTCCCGATGATAGAGGCATTAGTTTGCGGCTGCATTCCAATCGTATGCCGAGACATGACTACAGCAGAGGAATTTATTCCAGAAGAATTTTTATGTGATCCAGATCACAATAAAATAGCAGAAAAAATCTCAATAATTAATCAAGAGTATGATTTATACCTTAAAATAGCATTAGCATTTGGAAAAAAGTACTCTAAAATATTTAACAAAAACTCTATAGCTAATAATATATTAAATCTACTATGAAAATAGGAATTCTAGGTTGTGGATATGACTGTGTTAACGATTTGGAACAGAGGCTAAAACCTTGGTTTGAAGCAGCGAAAGAATTTAATATTGTCTTTTCTTTTGTGTCTTGTATGTTTAAGGAATATAAAGACTTAAACGTTAACATAGACAATTCAAAAACAATTGAGTATTTTAACAATTTAAAAAGCAATGGCACGATACAGCATTTCAATACCTCTTCAGAAGCTCTGCTTGAATCTGATGCAAGAAACTTAGCTTTATTTCCTCTATTATCTGACAATGTTGACTGCGTTTGGTTGCTAGATCTAAGTGATGAGTATTATTCTTTGAATGATATTAAGTCGATTATTTCTTATATTAAAAACGATAAGTTCAATCAATGGTACGGAATTAATTTTAAAAACTACATCCTAGACGGAAAGCAATGGGTTGATGATTTCTGCCCACCAAGAATTTTCTTTAATTCAAGAGGATTAAAGATTGCTAAGTTTTACTGGGATAATGATCTTATTTATTCTAATGGTCGTGATGAATTAAACTATAAGTACTTAGTTAATCAAAAAATACCAAAACATTTTGCCCACGTTCGCCATATGACTTGGCTTCATTCCAATGGCAAACTAAAAGTAGAATATCAGAACAGGCACTTTGGGCATTGTTCATATAAATGGAATGATGCAAAAAATGAATTAGAAATCGATAGAAACTTTTTTGTAAAAAATAATATCCCGCAACCTATAATACATTTAGATTAAATGATTAACATTTGCGTAGATGAAGCTTATGCTTTTGATTATTTAAGCATATTACAAATAAAGAGCAGTCGTTCAGAACAAGCTAAACAAGCTTGGCAAAACTGCTATAATTATCTAAAAGCGCAATTGCCAAATGACTTGTTTATCCAAATTATTAACTCACAAGAATATGAAAATCTGCTATCAGTTAATAAGAAAACTTTTGATGCTGTTGAGCTTGCTAGATATGGTAATATCTCAGCAAAAGAAGTTGATAACGCAAACATGGAAAGACATCACGCGAAAGTAGTGTTACAAAAAAGATTTTTTCTCACTAATCTAACGGAACAAAAAACATGAAAAACGTAATAATTACAGGAATTTCTGGCCAAGATGGTTCTTACATGGTAGACTATCTTATTGAGAATACTAATCTTAATATATTTGGAGCCGTTAGGAGACTTTCTAAACCAAACTATTCTAATTTTCAACAGCATCTTAATAATAAAAGATTTAACTTGGTGACTCTTGATCTTTCTGATTCTCAATCTATTGATAATGTGGTAAGAGAAGTTAAGCCTGATTATTTTATTAATTTCGCTGCTCAATCTTTCGTAGGCTCAAGCTGGCAAATTCCAGAACAAACGTTTGACGCAGGAGCTATGGGCGTGATAAGATGCCTTGAGGCCATTCATAAACACTCTCCTTCTTGCAGATTTTATAACGCTGGAAGCTCTGAAGAGTTTGGAGATGTAAAGTATGCTCCTCAAGATGAAAAGCATCCTCTTTCACCAAGATCTCCTTATGGTGCTGCAAAATGCGCCGCAAGACACATTGTTAAAGTGTATCGTGAGTCTTACAATCTTTTTGCAATTCAAGGATATCTTTTTAATCACGAATCTCCAAGAAGAGGAGAAGAGTTTGTAACTAGAAAAGTTACTAAAGGCGTATCAAGAATTATTAAGGCCATTAAAAAAGGAGAATCATTTGAACCAATTCGTCTTGGAAATGTTGACGCAAAGAGAGACTGGAGTCATGCTTTTGATTTCGTAGATGGTGTTTGGAAGATGTTAAATCAAGAAAAGCCAAACGAATACGTTCTCTCTAGCAATGAAACTCATACAATTAGAGAATTTATTGAGCTTGCTTTTAAAGAAGTAGGAGTAGAAGGTTTTTGGCATGGACAAGGCACTAATGAAGAATATTCTATTTCGACTGAATACGCCATCAGGAACGAAGTCAACTCATCTGTACTGGTCAAAATCGATCCAAAGTTCTTTCGACCAGCAGAAGTTGAGCTTTTGCTTGGTGACTCAAATAGAGCTAGACAAGAACTTGGCTGGAATCCAAAATGGTCCTTCCGCCAATTAGTAAAGGATATGGTCGCTTCTGATTTGAACTCTTAAAATGGCAAATTGTAAAGACATTGTTGTAAAATTTGTAAAAGAAGGACATATAGACTGGTCTAGGGATATGAAAGCCGCTTCAAGGCTTTTGAAAAAATTCCCTAATAAGGATTTTTGGGATTGGGTCGAGCCTTATCCCTTGGTTCCTAATCTTCACTTTTTACAGTCCAAAGAGAGTTTAGAAATACTAAACAATAGATATAAGCTTTTTCTTCAACAAAAAGACCTCAAGGAGTCTAAAGAAAAGCTCAAAGAAAGCTTTGACTCAAAGCTTGCGGTAGGCTATAATGAACTAAGCGGCAAAGTGGGCGAAGATATTCCCATTGTAAAAAAGCCCAAAACTTTAAAAGAATTCCTGAATTATGGCAAGACCTCCGAAACAGCAGCAAGCTGAAGAAAAAGTATCAACAGTTGGAGCTTCAAGCAGACTCCAAGCGATTTTAAATAATAAAGATCATAAAGATGATCATTTTAATTTTGAAGAAGCAGTTACTTGGAAGATCTCGACTGGCAGTCTTCTCTTGGATGCAGCAGTTGGTGGAGGCATCACTCCTTCTCTAATTCGTCTTTGCGGACCAAATAACGAAGGCAAAACTCCGCAAGCTCTAGAAATTTGCAGAAATTTCCTTGCAGAAATCCCCAAGAGCAGAGTAGTTTGGGTGTTGGCAGAAGGACGTTTGTCCAAGGAGAACAGAGAGCGTTGCGGGATGAAGTTCGTTACCGACGCTTCTGAATGGACTGACGGCTCTGTCTTCATTCTAGAATCAAATGTCTATGATTTAGTAATTGACGTTATTAAAGATCTTGTTCTTAATAATGCAGAAGATCATCGCTATTGTTTTGTAATTGATTCGATGGATGGCCTTATCTTGAAGAGAGACAAGGACACTAGTCCAGCAGATGCAAGCAAAGTCGCTGGAACTCAAGTCATCAGTAAAAAGCTTTTGCAGTCACTAAGTATTGGAATGTTCAAGCACGGTCACTTGATGATTGCTATTAGTCAGATTACTTCTGAAATTAAGATCGATCCTTATGCCAAGAATGCTCCAAGAGGAGGAATGTTTAGCGGCGGAAATGCGCTCTTGCATTGGGCAGACTTCATCCTAGAGTATAGCCCAACAGCGATGGGAGACTACATTCTCGACAATCCATCTGGCAAAATGAATGATGGTAAGACTAAATCAATTGGAAAATATTCCAAAGTAATGATTCAGAAGTCTACCAGCGAAGCTACTCGCAAGAACATTATTCAGTATCCAATTAAATTCGGTAAAAAGCCCTCCGGTATTTGGGTCGAGTATGAGATTCTTGATTGCTTGTTGATGTGGGATCTTGTTGTTGCAAAAGGCGCATGGATCACCGTTGATGATTCTTTAATTGAAGAATTGAAGACTGTTGGAATTGATATGCCAAAGCAACATCAAGGAAGAGAGAATTTCAGAAAATGGCTTGAAGAAAATGCTGACGCAACTAAGCATTTGTTCAATAAGCTTAAAGCTGTTCAATCAAAATGAAGCTTTATTCTGTAACCGGCAGAATAATTAACAAAAATGTTTCTCAATTTTTAATAGATTGGGAAAAAGAGTCTCGTTCTAAAATTCAATTTCAAGTAAAGCAATTCTTGAAACCATTTTGGAAGACTCACGTTTGTTATGAAGAGTTTCCGGTTTTCGGAAGCAGAATGAAGGTTGATTTCATTAACATCTCTCGCAAAATAGCAATAGAAGTAAATGGCGACCAGCATTCTTCTTTTAATAAATTCTTTCATAACAACTCAAGATTAAATTACCTTAATTCTATTAAGAGAGACTACAAAAAGTCTGTGTGGCTAGAGAAGAATGGCTTTCAACTAATAGAATTAGAGACCAGCGACTTAAATAAATTAAGCTATGATTACATAAATCATACATTTAATATATCGTTGGTGTAATATAATCTGTGGCAAAAAATAAAGAATTTCATTTCCCAGATAGCATTCTATCACAGATAGATGAATGCTCGCAGGGAGGATTCTTGCTGTTTACCTTTGACAAAAAGGGTATGCCTGAAGTAAGGTCTAAATTCGATAATGCACAAAACGCAATGGCGATGCATTATTATATTAATAATTGGCTTAGTGCTGTTGAGCAGATTAATTTAGAGAACACTATTCACAACATTATTGCCTCTGATCAAGAAGATGAAGACGGTGAAGATGAAGACGGTCCTACTAGTAAGTAACTCTTTTTTTAGTTAAATGAAGCTTTCCTCTATTAAAGTAGAGCAGCACTTGCTTGGTGCGCTCATTAAAAACCCAGAAGCATTCTACGATTTAGATCATTTTATATCAGAAATTGATTTTACAAATGATGTAAATGGAACAGTTTATTCTGTAATTCGACAACTTTGTAATTCCAAAGAGAAAATTGACAAAGTAATATTAGCTCAAAAGATTCAGAATCTTGGAATCTCATTTCAAGAAGATCTTGATATATATGATTATATTGACTGTATTTCTTTGCCAGTATCAAATAAAGAATCTGCTCTTAAATACGCTCAAGAGTTAAAGCAGTTTTCTATTCGCCGTGATATAAAAGGGATGGCGCAAAGAATCATAGAAACTGTTTCTACCAATCCTGATAAAAATGTTAATCAATTAATAGCTGAAGTAGATTCAATATATGGCGAAAAGATTAATTCTTTTGATGCTACTGAAGAGATTAGGAATATCTTTGAGGACATAGAGGCGTTCATAGAAGAAAAAGGCAATAATCCTCAAGATGAAGCAGGCATAGAATTACATTATCCAGAGTTTGCAAGACTCTATGGCGGGTTAAGAAATGGAAACGTCTACGCTATTGTAAGCCGCCCCGGTCAAGGCAAAAGCTCCTTCTTAGTTGAGATGTCTCTCGGAGCTTATTTAAAGAATAAAAAAGTTAGCGTTCTTTACCTTGATACTGAAATGTTCTCAGAAGATGTTAAACTTCGTATTGCAGCAGCAAAGACCGGAGTTCCTTTCTGGTACATTGACACAGGAAACTGGCGTAAGAATCCTGAAATGGTAACTAAAGTCAGAGGCTTCTTAAAAGAATTTAGTAAATATAATTATACTCATCATTGTGTTGGTAATAAAGGTATTGATGAGATTGTTTCTTTTATTCGTAGATGGTATTATAGCAAAGTTGGAAGAGGAAACCCTGCTCTTATTTGCTATGATTATGTTAAGCTCACCGGAGAAAAGGTAGGCCAAAACTGGGCAGAACATCAAGTAATTGGCGAAAAGATAGATAAACTTAAAAAGATTTCAGAAGAAATTAATGCCACTCTATTCACTGCAATGCAAATGAATAGATCTGGCGAAAATTTTAATAGAAATGCTGGAGATGTAACCGATGATAGCTCCGCAATCGCCTTGTCTGATCGGCTTCAATGGTTCGCCAGCTATGTTGCGATTTTCCGAAGAAAAACTCTTGACGAAATAGAGCGCGATACGCCAGACTTTGGGACTCATAAGTTGATAACTTTGAAGAGTCGATTCCAAGGCAAAGATGCCGCTGGACATCAAGATCTTCTTAGAAGAAGGAATGAACATGGTGATGAAAAATATGTTCAGAACTTTATCAACTTTCAGATCAACAATTTCAGTGTAGAAGAGAGAGGTTCCTTGGGCGATATCATTGAGAGAGAGCGTCAAACATTCTCGTTGAATGATGCTAATCCCAATGACGGCACTTTGTTATGAGCGATATAAAAGAAATACTTCAAAACATCGGTTATCAAAATCTTAAAGACTTCGGCGGTTGGTACAGAACTAGACCAATCTACAGGAGTTCAGATAATGATACAGTTCTAGCAATCAATAAAAATACTGGTTATTGGTATGATTATAAACTTTGCCGAGGGGGTAAGTTAAGCGAATTAGTTCAAATCACACTTAATCTAAACGATCTAGATTATGCGGATAAGATGCTCGCCGAGAAGTTTAACTTCACGGGAATTGTCGTAAATCAAGAAAAAAATACCATCAATCAAGTAAAGATTTACGATGAATCAATGCTCGTCAGCCTTGAAAAGAATCATGGATACTGGCTTAATAGAGGAGTCAAAGAAGAGATCGTAGCAGAGTTTAAAGGTGGAATAGCTAAAAAAGGAAACATGATTAATCGTTATGTGTTTCCTATTTATAATCCATCTGGAAAAATTGTAGGATTTAGTGGCAGGTCACTGGTTGATTCAAAAAGACCTGATTTCATTAAATGGAAACACCTTGGAACCAAGAAGGAATGGGTCTATCCAGCCTTCTTTAGTAAAAATGCTATATCTGAAAGCGGCAGAGTTTTCTTGATTGAAAGTATTGGAGATATGCTGGCTTTGTGGCAAGCTGGCTACAAGAATGTAATTATTACTTTTGGATTGGCAATCTCTCCCAAGATCACAAAATTTCTATTAGAGAACTCTGTCCAAGAAGTGGTTATTGCTTTTAATAATGATTCTTTTAATAATTCTGCTGGTAATGAAGCGGCGAAAAAAGCAAAGTCTAAGCTCTTGATGTTCTTCGACGAAAATCAAGTTAAGATAAAGTTGCCTTCCAAAAAAGATTTTGGATTAATGAGCAAAAATGAGATAGACTTATATATGAAGGAATTCAATGGATAAAAAAGAAGTCTACCTATCTGCCTCGCGCATTAAAGCTCTTGAGACTTGTTCATGGTCTTACTATTGCAAGTACCATTTAAATATTCCTGAGAAGTCTAATTCAGGAGCAAAGCGCGGCACAATTTGCCATTTAGTATTTGAGGTGCTTCTTAATCCTCGTCATAAGGATATCTATAAGCAGATTATCTCTTCTGGCGATGCTCTTTCTTGCCCACCAATATCCAGATTAGTAAATAAACACGCAACAAAGGAAGGTATTAATAACCCTGAAGACATGGCGTTAATCAATAAAATGATTCTTGTCGGTCTTAAAAGCGACTTCTTTCCAAAAGGCGGCGACATTCAAGAACCAGAGTTCGAATTTAAAATCGAAAGAGACGGCTACAAGGCTAGAGGGTTCATTGATCTTCCCATCCTTTATAAAAAAGAAAAGAAGAGCAAGATTAGAGATTACAAGTCTAGCAAAGCGAAATTCAAGGGAGAAGAGTTGACAGCCAATGTACAGGCCATGCTATACTCTATTGCTTCTAAGATCTATTGGCCTGACTATGACCCAGAAGTAGAATTCGTATTTCTCAGGTTTCCTAAAGAACCAGTTCAGCCGGTAAAATTCTCTGATGATGAATTGTCTGGATTTGAAACTTATCTTAAGTATGTTTACGAAAAAGTAACTAATTTCACTGAGCAAGATGCAAAGCAAAATTTCGCCGCAGATGACATAAAGAGCAAATGGCTTTGCCAAGCAGGAGCTACTTGGGTTTGCCCATTTAAGAATGAGATGTGGTTTTATTCTATTTACGATAAGGATGATAATTTTGTAAAGAGCTACTTTACCGCAGAAGAAGCTAAAGCAGCAAAGAAAGACGACGCTCAAGTCATCAAAAAGTTTAAGTATGAAGGTTGCCCCAGATGGAAATAACTCTTAATCATGAAAATACTACCGCTTTTTAAAAGCCATTACAGCATAGGTAAGTCAATCTTAACTCTAGACAAAGCAGGGACTTCATCCAAAGAAGGATCTTCTTCAATCGTAGACATAGCTAAAGATAATAAACTAGAGCAAATATTCTTAGTAGAAGAGAATATGAGTTCTTTTCTTGATGCTTTTAAGAACTTTAAGATTCCATTTTATTATGGCTTGAGGCTTGAATTATGCCCTGACATTAATGACAAGACAGAAGAGTCTCTTAAAAAATCTAGTAAAATTATAGTCTTTGCAAAAAATGGGAGTGGCTACAAGAAACTAATTAAGATATTTAGTATTGCCGCCACAAATGGTTTTTATTACGCCCCAAGAATAGACGAAAAGACCTTGACTCAAGAGTGGGATGAGTCTAGCCTGAAGTTGTGTGTGCCATTCTATGATTCATTCTTGTTTAATAACACAATGTCTTATTCCTTGTGCTGCCCAGAATTAAAGTTCACTAAACCTACGTTTCTGGTAGAAGATAACGGTCTTCCATTTGATCACATTGTAAAACAGAAAGTAATTAACTTCTGCAAAGATGAGTACGAGATGGTTCCTGCAAAAAGTATTTACTATAACACAAGAGAAGATTTTAAATCGTATCTGACGTTTAGATGCATCAATAATAGAACAACTCTTAATAAGCCAAACTTAGAACATATGTGTAGCGCAGAATTTAGCTTTGAAAGCTGGAAGGAGGCCAATGCTGTATGATGGAGAATTTACTTCGTTACGATAAGGATAAAGTTTACACTTTTATAGACTTAGAAACCGAGAATCTTTGTCTAAGTTTTATTAATAATCGCCCTTGGCAGTGCGGCATGATTAGAGTCAAGGGAAATGAAATTTTAGAAACTTCTGATATCTACATCAAATGGGATAAGCCTATTAATGTCAGCAAAGAGGCGGCAGTAATTACCCGTTTTGATCAGTATAAATATAATAAAATTGCAGTACACTCAAGCGAAGCAATCAAGACGATTGATCAGTGGCTAGAGAAGTGCGATTATATTGTTGGGCATAATGTCCTTAATTTTGATATTTATTTAATCAAGGACTATTACGAAACATATGGAAAAGAATGGAAGCATTTAGTTAATAAGGTTATCGACACAAATTGCCTAGCCAAAGGCATCAAATACGAGATCCCTTATTCTAAGGATATTAGCCTAATTGAATATCAGTATAGAATACTGAACGAAAGACGCAAAGGAGTAAAAACTAATTTAACTGCACTTGGAAAAGAATACGATATTGATCACGATTACGAAACCTTGCACGACGCACTTAACGACTTACATTTAAACATCAAAGTATGGAACAAGCTCAAATTCCAGATCGCAATATGAATTTTACTAAAGACTTTCAAAAGTATGACCTTGGCTTGCACGGTCTTAGAATGCCTGTCTTTGAAATTGATCAAAGGCATAAGGCTAGGCTTAATCTAGTCGCCGCTACTTCTAATTATGACTTCTTAAGGAGTCTAGCTAGAGAAGGGTTTTATAAGCTTAATCTTGAAAAAGGTAGCGAGCTTTATAAGAGGTATGTTGATCGCGTTAATTATGAATTGCAAATTCTGCAAGAGCTAGAGTTCATTGATTACATTATCCTTATTTGGGATGTAATTAACTATTGCAGAGAGAATAACATTCCCACTGGACCGGGAAGAGGATCTTGCGCTGGTTCACTTCTATTATTTCTCATTGACGTAACCAAAATTGACCCCATTAAGTATGAACTGTTCTTTGAGCGTTTCATCTCTAAAGCTAGAGCAAAGAAAACTGTGATAGAAGGAGTTACATATTTCGATGGCTCCCTATTCCCTGACGTTGACCTAGATATCTGTTATTATAATCGCCATAAAGTTATTACTTATCTTGAAGAAAAGTTCAAGGGCAAGACTTCTAAAATCTTAACTCTTAATACTTTAAGTTCAAAACTCTGCATTAAGGAATCAGGAAAAGTAGTGGCGGAAAAGCAGGAAAGCGAGATGAATGATGTCTCGTCTTATATTCCAAAACTATTCGGACAAGTTAAGAGTCTTGAGGATGCGATTACAGAAAGCGAAAAGTTCGCTGAGTGGGCAGGAGATAATGAAGAGGTTTATAAAATCGCCTTAAAACTTCAAAATCTTAACAAGAACAAAGGCGTTCACCCTTCTGGTCTTTTGCTCGCCCACTCTCCTCTTGAAGAGTCTTGTCCTGTAGAGCTTTCTTCTGATAAGCAGATTGTATCCAGCTATGACATGAATAATGTTACGGCATACAATATCAAACTTGATTTGCTAGGTTTAAGAGGCGTTTCGGTTGTTGATGACGTTTGTAAATCTCTTGGTATTAGATATGAGGACATTGATGTAAATGATGTTTTCATATATCAGCAACTGCAAGATTTCAAACTTCCTCATGGGTTATTCCAAATTGAGGCAGAAACGAACTTTAAAGTCTGCCAAAAGGTAAAACCAAAAAACCTTGAGCAACTAAGCGGCGTATTGGCTCTTGCTCGCCCCGGCGCACTTCAGTTCATTGATAAGTACGCCAACTATACTAACAATGATCATTATGAAAGCATCCATCCTTTCTTTGATGACATCTTAGGTGTAACTGGAGGCGTTTGCTTGTATCAAGAACAGTTGATGAAGATGGTGAGCAAAGTTGGCTTTTCTCTTGACGAAGCAGAAATCGTTCGACGCTGCGTAGGCAAAAAGAAGGTCGAAGAGATGAAAGAATGGGAGCAGAAGATTAAAGACAAGATTTCTGAACAAAAGCTTGATCCTAAGATTGGCGAAGTCCTCTGGAGAATTGCTAATGACTCTGCTAATTACCAATTCAATAAATCTCATTCTGTGGCTTATGCTGCTCTCGCCGCAATCTCAATCTATCTAAAATTCAAATACCCCCAGCAGTTCTTCTTGTCTCTCCTCAAGATGAGCAAGCATGAACCAGATCCAATTGGAGAAATTTCTAAAATTGAAAAGGAACTTGTGTATTTCAATATTAAACTTCTTCCCCCTCATCTATTAAAATCAAAAGAAGAGTTCTGTATTGAAGGCGAGAATATTCGTT